ATTGGGTTGTATTGGTGCAATGGCTGTAGGTTCAACTGGCTGTTCGGGAGCTTTTTTCTCCCCAATGGAGCCTTTTTCTGCTGGTTCAATCTGTTTAGGTGTACTTGGAGTGACATGTAGATGCTTAACGGTAGTTTGCTGGCTGGTTGGTGACTGCTGTGGGTCAAGCTGCGCTTGTTCTTCTTGGGTTAATGGTGCTGGTTCACTTTGCTGCCTATCGAGTGGCTGTGTGTCTTCCAAAGGCTTCACATCAATGGCATAGCCATCGCCTTGTTTATTGCTGTACTCGATAACATGGTATGTATCATTGCTTAAATCAGGGTTTGATTTTAATGCAGCCTTGGCAGATTTTTCGGTGGCGAATGGGGTCTTTCCATCTGATTTTATAATGGGTGCATTTGCATCGTTGTATGAATCAACACCTGAATCGGTTGCGCCTTGTGTTGTGAGTTCGGGTGCTACTTCGCCTTGAATCAAATGGATTAAATCAGTATCAACTTGCCCCACATTATATCCATTCTCTTTTGCTATAGCATGCGCATCAGCAAGTGAAAGGGTTCCTGTTGGACGCACAAGGCTTTTGATACCTTGACTTGTTTTTACTTGGTTTTCAGCGAGTGAATGCCCACCATTATCTTTTATGCCGCCGCTCTTTGATAGGAAATCAGCAAGCGAATCTGTTTCAGGATTAGGAACTTGCTTTGCTGCAATGGTTGCCTTTTGTTTTTGGCTGCGTGCTTCATTGGCTTTTGCTTCTGCGATAATGCTTGAAGTCAAACGCATATGCCAAAGTTTTGTTTTCTTATCCTGTACAGGTTCATAATCAGGGTTATTGATTTTTTGAATAACGACTTCGGGGTCTGCGTCTTGGATGTCTTTGTTTTGCGCTGTAATTGCAACGCCTTGACGGTTATTGAAAAACTTAACTGGAGCTATGCGTGCAACTGGTGGAGTAGGTTCAACTGTAGGTGCTTGTGTAGCTTCCTGCGGTAGTTGTTTAACCTGCGGTGTAATTGAGGCTGTTGGTTTAGTACGCGCCTGTGCTTGTTGACCTTCTATAGTAGGGATAACTACTTGAGGATCAATAGGTGTTTGCGGTAGGACTTGTGGTACTTCTACAGCATCAATGACTTGTAACGCTTTATCAGCATACTTCTTACCAACCGAAACTGTGCCTTCTTTTCGTACTGCGAATTTAATCTTTTCAGCCCGAAGCATGGGGATGGTATCAGGTCGGGGTGTGATAACGATGCCATTCTTTGTTTTTACATATTCAACTGGATTCTTCTTTAATTCGGCTGCGCCATATTCGTTTGCAGAAATGGTTGTATGTTCAGTATTGCGCAAGTTCAAAGCTGTTTGTGCTTCTTGATTTCCACTTGCTGCAAGGATGCCTAAATCTTCGGCTGTAATAGCATTCGATAAATAAGGATGGTCGGCTGGGATAGCCTGTACATTGTTGTCAGCAATATTCTGAACCTGCTGAACCATTGCTTGCTGTGCTTCTATATTGGCTTGTTTTGTGGCTTTCTCTGCATTCGCAGTATTGATAATATTCTTAACAGTTTGAACACCATGTAACTCATCAGGTGTCTGCGCCATTTTTTCAGCAATGGTTGGTTCAGTACTGTTAAGAATTGCATTACCTGCGGTGACATCCAATTGTGCCGAGCCATCTATGCCTGATGTAGTAACGCCATTACTTAGGTTATCAGCAAAGACCGATAAATCGCGTGCGCCTTGTGCGTCTGTTTCTTGCTGCGCAACATTGGCAATCTTTGATTCTTGAAGTTGTTGGATACGCGCATCAATAGTTTGGTTCTGTGGAGCTTGTACCGAGGGGATACCTGCTAAACCACCCAATGCACCACCACCGATTGCGCCCAATAATCCGCTATTGATTGCTTGGTGTGCCAAGTCTTGTGGTAATGCTTCGCCTGTAATACCTGACTTTCCGACTTCTTCCGTAACGGTTTGTGCGGCTTCGGTCAAACCTTCGATAGGTGCTGTTGTCGCTGCACCTACTGCCACGCGCCGTTTCATACTTTGCTTGGATAGTTTCTCAATGGCTGCGTCTGTAAGTTCACCACCGAATCCAAATTTTTTAGCGACACCCAATAATGGAAGGATGTCGAATGCACCTGCTGCCGTCCCTGTAGCAATTGAACCTACAATGGCTTTCGCGCCTGTATGTCCATCACTGGCTACGTCACCATAAACACCGCCTGTTTCCATACCTGATGTTGCCGCAAAACCACCCAATGCCTGCCCTTTCTGAATCGCCTTTTTTACATCCTTACGGTTCATTAAGGATTTTAGCGCGCGGTCTTTGCCTTTTTCTGAAAGTTTGCCTGCTGCTATCTTGCGCTCAATAGCTTTCTTGGCGGCATGTTCAATGCCTTTCTTGATAGCGATGCCACCAATGCCCCCACCTGCTAAAGCGGTTAGTGCGGTCGGTACAAGTTGCCCTACTCCACCAAGTACAAAATCAACGGTAGCACTGGCACTATGGATTTGCCCAAAGTCAGAAACACGCAAGCCGTCGTTCTGCGCTTCCTTCTTGTTCCGTTTATAACCTTCCATGCCATAATCAAATATCTTTTTGTTATCAAGCGCATCACCAACCAAAGCTGCTAAACCATAGTATGTTTGGTCAAGACTATCTTTGGCAGTATTGAACCCTGCTACGATTTGATTTGTGTCGCCTCCAGTTGTGGAGGGTATAGCTTCAATCGGTGCAAAATTTAAATCTGCGGTATCATCAAAAGTAAGACGTTGGGCATATTCAGTCATAAAAAAGAACCTCGGCATTTTCAGGTTCTTTCACCTTACCATATATGCCCTATGTTTTATTGATTAAAAGGAAGTCCAAAAATCAAATTTAATTTAACATCATTAGGGAGCGTATTATCAGAATTAATTATATCCCTGAATTGCTGTCTTCCACTGTCGCCTAGCTTCACTCTTAACTGCTGATAGTTGTTTATACTATCGCCCATAGCTCTACCAAAGCCGTGCACGGCTGGCAATGTAGGTAATGCGGTTGGTTGTGCTGTAGGCGGCGTAGGAGTGGTTGCCGTAGCTGCTGCTGCACTTAAAAGACCTGTGTTAACTGGTGGTGTGTTCCCATTACCACTGCTTTGTAAAACATGATTAGAAGGCTCTGGTTTGCCAGTTGGGTTTAGCACTGGATTAGGTTTAGGCTTTGGGGTAAAAAAGGTGGGATATGTTTTTTGTAGCATTGAGATATTACTATCGCGCCGTGTTTGCGCTGCTTTTATTGCAGACTGATATTGCTCTGGCGTGTATGTACTATCATTTAATTTATTCTTCGCAGCCTCAACTGACTTATTATAATCAGCTACATAACCACTTTGCCTCTTATTGATAATTGCAATCGTTTTTCTTCTGTTATCATTCTTCTTATTTTCTGCTTTTGCAGCGTCGTTATTTTTACTTATCTTCAATGCATTGGCTTCTGCATTTTTTTTCGCTTGCAGCGTCGAATCAAAGTTAGCTTGTGATTGGCGTGCATCTTTTGCATACCTATCATCTAAGACAGCATTACGTGCATCGGTGCGTTGGTTCTGTTGTTGCGTCTGTTTATCTGCATTGGCTGCCAAACGTGCGTCACGCGCTTTCTGCATCTCATCTTTCAGGCTGGCATTACCAACCTGTGTAATCCCTTGCCCCAGTCCTACTGCGACCCTGCGCAATAAACTAACCATTTTGACCGCCCTGTTGCTGAACTTCTTGTTTCATTTGTTCAACTTGCTGATTACCTGCTTGTAAAGCTTGAGGGTCGCCTGATTGCATGGCTTCACGTACTTGATTAGGTGTTGTGCCGTAATCTTCTGCCAGCTTCTTAATTAAAAAAGCAATAACCCTACCGTGGTCTTGGTCACTAAATTCAGGCATTCCTTTTTTCTGAAGGAAATCTGCAATGCCATGTTCGCCAAATGCAGTTTCAAGCGCGGCTGGCACAATGACATCTTCGGGCATTTGACCACCTGACTTATCATCAACTGCCTCAATTAGTGTTGCTGTCACCAATGCGACTCCTGCGATTTCCTCGCCTTGTGGAATCATTTTCATAAAATCATTATGACCATTGCCATAAAACATGTGTAAGGCGGCAGTTGATGCCGTGTCAATATTCTTTTCCAAGCGCGCCTCGTCTTCTGGACTTAGCATTTGCTGGGGCTGTTGTAGCTGCATGGCTTGGGCTGCGCCATTGATATGTTGTTGCATGTTATTCATAAGTAACCGCCTTTAATATTGAAATGCTTGGTTATTGAAATTTTGTCCAAGTAAGCCTTGCCCTTGTTGTTGCGCAAGCATATTCCCATTGGCATAAGGGTTTAATCCATTGGCGTTTCCAAGTAAGCCCACGTGATTATTTGCTTGAATTGCTTGCGCATTCGCAGCTGTAGTTTCGGCAGGTGTTGGAGCTGCACCAGCGGAAATCATATTTCCAATAACTGGTATTGCTGCCGCTGTTGCTTTTGAATTTAACACGGTATCAAGCATTGTTGGTTGCACTACTGGTGGGGGTGTCACTACTGTTGATGTTGGAACTGTTGATGTTGGAACTGTTGACGTTGGAACTGTTGATGTTGGAACTGTTGATGTTGGAACTGTTGACGTTGGAACTGTTGATGTTGGAACTGTTGATGTTGGAACTGTTGATGTTGGGTCTGCGCTTAGATTCGTTGCGGTTGTCGCTCCTGTCCCTGCTGAATCTGCGGCATGTATGCCACCAGTTGCACCTGATAATGCGCCACCTGCCGCACCAAGTAAACCACCTGTTACCATTGCTTTACCAACATTCTGATTCGTCGCCCATGCTCCCACGCCTTGAACCAAAGCTCCTGTAACCCCGCCTGCTAATGCGCCTGCCGCAGTTGCGGACAGTCCGCCGCCTACCGCACCTGCAAACGCACCACCTGCCATCAGCATTGGCGCAAGAAACCCCGCAGAAAGAGCCCCTACCGCGATAACTACAGCCATACGGATATATGGATTACTCCATGCTCTTTTAATATTATGTTTACTGGGCTGCGTAACTCTCATGGAGTGCTCAACACCAGCTGCTATATTTTTTGTGCCTCGTGAAAGTCCGTGCGAACTAAATCTGTCGCTTAAATAACTCATACTTTTATCCCCTTACATCCAAGCTACAGCTGGCGTATTCGATGCCTTGATTGCTGCATTGCTTGCTGTTGCAATTGTTTTTAACTGCCCAATGGCTTTTGTTTTAGCATCTGCTCCAAGAGTTGCGTCTGCTTGGATAGCTGCCATTTGCTGCATTAAAACTGTGTTGGTAGCTGCAATCGCCCTTGTCCCACTTGCTTGGTTATTCATGGCTGTTTGTAATAAGCCATTATGCTGCCGTGCATTAAACTGATTTGCAGCACTCGCGGCAGCGGCATTAGCGGCATTGGCAGAATTTTGAGAGGCTGCATTCGCAAGTGATACTCTATTTAATGCTTGAGCGTTTTGTAGGTTTGCATTTTGTTGGAAGCTTGCTTGGTTTAAGTTTCTTGTATTTCCTGCTGCTGCATTCGCAAGTGATACTCTATTTAATGCTTGAGCATTTTGTAGGTTTGTTTTTTGTTGAAAGTTGGCTTGATTTAAGTTTCTTGTATTTCCTGCTGCTGCATTTGCAAGAGATACTCTGTTTAATGCTTGAGCGTTTTGTAGGTTTGTTTTTTGCTGGAAATTGGCATTGGTTGCTGCAGCTTGGTTCTGATATTGAAGATTGGTTAACCCTTGTCGTTGTGTTGCTGCGGCATCTCCTTGTGCAATAGGTAAGGCACTCTTGATTGCAGCATTGGTTGCCGCTCCTGCTGTCATGCTTGAATTTAATAAACCACGGCTATTGCCTTGTTGTAATGCGATGGCTTGCGCTCTTTGAAGGTAAGGGCTGTTTGCAGCTAATAGGCTGTTCATGCGCGTGCTTGTAAGGCTATTGGGGTTTAATGCCTGTGTAGTCGCCTGCATATTTGCAGCTCTTGCATTTGTTGCACTTGCGTTAAATGTGGGTGCAATCGTTGCAGCTCTTGCATTTGTTGCACTTGCGTTAAATGTGGGTGCAATCGTTGCAGCTCTTGCATTTGTTGCACTTGCGTTAACCGCGTTTTGAACGCTTGGGGTGGTTGTTGAAACATGTGCGTTTTGAACGCTCAAAAGCTGGTTTGCGTTTTGCTGCTGTTTTATGGTGTTGACTGCATTCTGTACACCAAGTTGCCCCGAATAGTTTGCCATTATATCAATCCCCTCTTTCAGTGCGGCGTGGTTCAAAGTGAATCAATGCGCCAGTTAGTTTATATGGAAGCTCATAGGTTAAACTTGAGTATATAATGATACCAATGTTCTTTGCAGTGCCATCCGTGATGGCGTGCATGGCTGTAGGATTGTCCGATGACCAATTAAATTGGTTCCATAATACCGAGTTCCAATAAGACCTACCTGAATTTATCACGACATTGCTAGGGTTGCCTTGTCCCGATGTATTTGCTCCACCATCAAACTCAACTTGAAATGTTATAGGCGTATTTATAGACGCGCCTTCTTGCTCAATTAACACTCTACGATAACGCTTGCGCGTCCTTGGCGATTGCTCATGGTTATAATGCAACCTTAATGAAGCATCTACTGGAAGCCCATCAAACGATGTGCCTTTTTCCATTTGGTAAACAAAGCCATTGTCTGAACCAAAATAAATAACTTCATTACCTGCATTGTCATTTCCTGATTCCGCACAGATAACTGGATTAGGAAACAGTATGCTTGTCCACCCATAGAATTTTTGTCCGCTGAATGATGCGACTAAGGCATCACCTGTCGATGAAAACAACCGATACTGGCTTTTATCCCGCACTTGTACTGATGTTGTAAAATTAAGCTTGATAGCATTAATGAAAGGGGCGATTGATTGGCTTATGCTATCGGAAATAAAATCCCCAAAGGCTTGCGTCGATTGCAAACTAACCACCCCTCTATCATCCAAGTAATACGTACTGTTGTTGATACGTTCATTGGTAAAAGGAAAGCATCCAGTCGTGCGTGAAAAAGGTCGTAGGTTCCAATCTAGTGCGCTTGTGCCATACAATATGTGCGTTTGATTGCGTGTAAAAATAGCAATAGCATCACCTGCTTGCTGCTCAAATCCTGTACACTCATCGCCAATAGCTATTTCACCTGCGCCAAGTAAAGGAGTCCAAGTTAAAGGGTCGCCAATAGCGGAGTGTTGAATTGAGCCCCCAGTGAACGCTAGAAACAAATGCTTCTTATGCGCTGCTATATGTTTTGGCGTATTGTTTACCATGCCAGTGGTAATCTGTGTGAATGTTGTGCCGTCAAACTGAAAGGCTGGGTTGATACCGTCGCAGCCATACATAAACGCTGTAGCTAATGCGCCCGTAAAATTGTAATTCACAAAACTATAAGTGCCACCTGCAAGCAATACTGGAGTCACAACCTGCACCCATCCTGTTGGGGTTGCCTTCCACATTATGGATGCTGTCCCTGCTGCATTATCTCTGAATGCATAGATGATACCTTGGTAAACATGAACGCCACGGATAACACCCGAACCTGCAATCGGCAGGATCAATGCTCGTTGTGCTTCCTCTGCCGCTACATTGCCTGCAATCTTACCTGTATCATAAGGGCTTGCCCTTCCATCAAACCGCTCATAGCCAGTTATACGCCGATAACCACCGTATAAATCGCACTCATAGTTTTCCGCTGCTATACACACGCCATTCTTTATAGTCAGCGGTGGTGATACAACATCAATGCCGCCTTGGAAAGGAAAGAACTCAACTTGGGTAACCATTAGATAAGGGGTTGCCCCATAGTAAGCTCTGGAAGTTCAGACGCTTCAATGCGGTTCATCATTTGATAAAATTGATACATACCATCTTGAACAACTTCATTGGCATTCTCAAATCGTCCATAATATTGCATCGCAAGATAAACTATTGCCATATGATATCGTTCAGGGATAGCTGGAATATCTGCATTGTTTATAAGGTGTGTTGGTGTTTTGTAATAATCAACTGTGACAGTATAAGCTTTATCAGGTGATGGGGAAAAAACCAAGTTGTTAAGCTTGTCTTTACTCACAAGTGTAGGACGACCAATTGCAGATGTTCCTACCCGATAGGCTTTATTAAACATATCATAGTCGACATACCGTAAAAACTTTTGGTCTGCTATAGTTCCATCGTACAGCTTAATATCGCGCATATCCCATGCAGAAAAATCTGCTATTCCCAATGCGGTTGCCGTGTATGATTGAACACCAATGGATAACGGCTTATTAATCGTGCCATGCATCCAAGACCATTGTTGAATATCCTGCAACTCAATCCACGCTTCATCAATCCAGTCGGCATAGCGCAGGTATTCACCAGTTTGCCCAACAACACTTGCGGGGACACCAGCACCGCCAACCTTTTGACAAAGACGTTTCATAAGTTGCAGGTAATTCATTTAATTAACCTACGATGGAGAATGGATAAGACAGCACTTCACGCGCTTCTAAGGTTGTCTCTCCAGTTTGACGATCAACCTTAGTGGTATGAACTGTTTTCTTTGCATTACGTAATACTTCAACGATATGTTCAGGAACTTCAACTCCTTCACCACGTTGGATTAAATATGGACGACCATTTACACCAACAAAAACATCGGCTGAATCTGTATCAGATTGCTGAATGATAATTTTAACACGTTTTTCTTTTTGGGTTTCTTCGGTTTTGTCTTTATTTTTTGCATCGACTTCATTCGATTCATTGCCAAGCAATTTATTACGCAGCGTTTCTGTACGAATTTGTTTTGGTAAGTCCATGCCTTTTACGTCTTTAGCATATGCTAAAAGTTCGTCGCGGCTTGCTTCTTCTAATTCTGTTTGTGTCATAAAAAACTCCATCAAAGGGACGCGGCGTTTCACAACGCGGCTTCTTTTCCATCATAAGGTCAGGGCGTTTCACAACGCGCATGGTAAGTATACCACAATGCTATGTTTATTTTTTTGCGCAAAAAAAAAGGAGTCCCGAAGGACTCCCTTTCTCATACTGCTACTTTAAGCGAACTTAAAGTGCTGATGCGCTAACTTCGATTCGAGCCATCCATGCTTCATTCAAGATTAAAGCCGTGAAGTATGAAGACCAACCAACAACCCCACGTTGACCCAATGGGTCAGACTTACTTACTTGGTCAGGATTAATCACTGTAGGAGTGATTGCGTTGTCACCTTTCAATGGAACACAGCCATAAGCACCTTCTGCAATAACGACCAATGGATAAACATCCGCATTTGTCCCCGCTGTTGATACCACTGTTGCCCCTGCTAAACCACCAGCATTTGGGAACGGTGCCAGCACTGGAGACAAGATATAGCGCACATTTTCAACACTGCCAATTTCTTGTGGACATAAAGGTTTACGAGAACCGTATTGAGCAACTGGCGTAAAATTAACCAAGTTACGCAAATCCGCTTCCAAGTCGGTATGACCAAAAGCAACAAAGCCACCTTCAACACCTTTTGTTAGATAATTAACGGATGAAGAAAGCATTTTTGTAACTGGCTTGCCACGGTTTGCTTGCAATGAGCGCACTGCCGCACGGACTTTAGCCAATGATACGGGAGTATTTACTGCGGCACGAGCCACGCCATTTGCATACAGGACGTTTGTACCTGCTTTGATTGCGCCCCAAGTGACCAACTCCAAGGTTTCAGCCGCTTGCTCACCAGCAAGCATCGCAGCATCTTTCAATACAGGGTCTTCTGCCAAGTCTTCCACTTTGTCGGTGATTTCAATGACAGAACCATATTTTGACAATGTTGCTGCAACATCGGTATAAGCCAATGCTTGAGCTACTGGGGTTACGCCTTCGGTCAAAGGTACTGTTGAAATTGCAAATGGGTTAGGGCGACGGAACTTAACATTGTCCGCTTTGTTTTTTGGCATGGGTTTAGTCAAACCAAATTTTGATAATACGATAACGGGTTCTGCATGCGCTAACATTTCTGTTGCTGCCCATGCGGCGGTACGTTGGTTTAGTCCGCCATAATTTGTAATAGCCATGATGTACTCCTTTTATTTTTGTTTGGCTGCGTAATATTTGAATGCACTTGTATAATCATCATCTGCAAGCGGTGACGTTGATGCATTGCCACGGCTGGGAAGTGCTGTTGATTGTTCAAGCTGCATTTCACGTTTACGCGAAATCCCACTCACTTGGTTTTGTTGTGGTTGGGATTGAGCTTTATATGATGATAAGACATAAGAAACTTCATTAGAAAAATCGCTGTTCGCCATTTGTTGGATAGCTGGGGGCTGTTGTTGCACCCACTGCCCAAACTCGTTGGTCGTTGCGACTTGCTGCCAGTCTGGATGTGTTGCTTCTAACGCGGCGTATTCTGCGGCGTTTAGTTGCTGCTCAACCATTTGATTAGCTGGCGCAAGCTGTGTTTGAAATCGTTGTTCGATTTCTTGCGTGCGCCTCTCTAACTCTGCACTCATGTATGCTTCGACACCTTGATAAATGTCTGGATAATCATCTTTGAACTCGACCAGTGATGGTGGAGTATCATCTTGTGGCGCGGTTTCAGGTTGAAACGGCTTCGCTTCATTCTGCGCGTTGATTAACGCTTGCAGTTCATTGTTCTTTTTCTGCAATGCAGATACGCGACCTGCATCACTGTGCGAACGATGACGCAAATCTTCTGCTTCGGCTTTTAGTTGAGTAATAACATCATCTTCAACTGGGGCTTCTTCAAAAGTTACTTCTTCGTCCTGCTCATTAGACATTGAATCGTTACTTTCAGTGGATGAAACTTCATCTACGACATCATCGTTTTTTTCACTGTCGGCAAACTCATTGAACGCCTTTGAGTATTCTTCGTCTTCATTCATACCGTTACCTCTGCGACGTTTCACAACGTGGCTTAGTAAAATAAGAGGGCTTTATTCAGCCGTCTTTTAGTTCCAACAACTCTTTCATTGCGAGTATTTGACCACGCAATAAATGGGCTGTTGCTTCTTTGCAGAAGGGCGACTCCAGTCGCTCCCTGTATTCTAACATCTTAGCTTGTGCATATTTCTCTACAGCAAACCAAGACATTGAATTGAAATCAATAGTATCATAAGCCATTGTTTTTTTATACTCCTTATAATCCACTACCCATCGTTGCTTTTACTTGTGTTTCCATAAGCATTAATTGGCGTTTTGTATCACTGTTAAGCTGTGCTTCCTTGAGACGTGCGTTGATTTGTTCAAGACTCATGTCACGCTCACTAGATAGCTTCATCATTGCAATCTCACGTTCAGATTGGGCAAGCTCAAGCTTCACCTGCATTTCTTGCTGCGCAAGATGTTGCTTAGCTTGATTATCCTGTTGACGCTCTTGCATTCTCGCCTGTTCAAGCTGCTGCTCTGCCTGCATTTTCATTTGAGTAATTTGCATATCCATTTGTGCTTTAGCCAATACTGGGTCTTGTGGCTGCTGTTGTGGGTTTTGCTGTGCTTCTTGTTTTAGTTGTTCTAACTCATCATCACTGATAAGCACCCCATCAGACTCAAGATGCATCGCTTGCACAACTTTCTTAAACAAGCTGTGAACGTCTGTAAGCTCCAAGAATGCAGGGTTCTGGATAATCTGTAGCAACTGCATCAAAGATTGTGCTTGCTGCTCTTTCACAAGCAATGCGCTTGAGCCACGCGCATTAACCGAGAAATCACCTTTGATTTCAGGCTTGTTATTAAATTGCATATTGAAGTCATACATTTGGCGAATGAGTGGACGCGTAATGTGATCATCAAAGTTTTTAATAGCACGGCGGAGCACAACGTTTGCCGCGTTCATTTGCATTGCCATACCACCCATTGTTTCAGCGGATGCCCCTGCGCTCTCACCATACATCAACCGAGGCATGTTTGTTTCTTCATCCGCCATTTTCATAGCTGCATCAATAATATTCATGAGTTCCGCTTGATGTGAAGCGATAGGGAAGGTCGCAAACGCTGCATTGATAGGCACGTTCTGGTCGTTCTTATACCAAACTTTTCGTGCTGATAATCTCCATGAACCATCTGCTGGCTTGATTGCTTTTCGGTCAACGACAATTTGGTCGCCTGATGATAACCCCATGTTTTCAATCATTGTTCGCCATGCAGCGGATAAGATCCCTTGCGAGTCACGCATCAAGTATGGTATTCCTTTGCCAAAAATCGACGCTTCATCACGTTGGTAAGGCACAACACAATAGGGATGGTCTTCCGTGTCCATAGGGTTGATTGCAGCCTTGATGACTCTGTTATTACAAACGAATACAACACAATCAAACTCGGCAACCTGTTCGTCATCAACTTCAACGCCCAAGTCTATAAGCTCATCACGTTCAACTGCGCCGTGGTATTCCCACACTTCATAGCGGTTCTCAAGGTAGTTCATCGTTTGAAGCCCTGAAATAGCTCTCATCTGCGCCATGCGCCCGTTGTCGCTTGTGTTGCGTGTTGTTCCTTCCTTAAGCAATGCTACAATTTCCTTATGAAAGAATCCTTTTGACTTGCTTAACCCGACAAGTTGCCTGCGCGTCATGTAATGGCGTTCAAGCTCATACTCGCAATCTGTTTGGGTTACAGCATTTGGGTCAGGGAAGTAATTCCAAATAGACACATGTTGAACTGTTGGCGCGTGCTTCTCGATGATTTCTAAAATATGGACTGCTTGACCTGTTTCGTCTTGCTGTTCTCGCCACATTTTCTTTACTTGCCCAACGATAACGGGGGCTTTTAAGACTCCAGTTCCATAAAGACAACAATCATGCACAGCATCACGCGCTTTGCCGTTGTAATCAGATTCGCTTAGCTGATCGTCAATTTCACGTTCCATCCCTTTCGCTGCTTTTTCAGCTTGCTCTAAGATTACATCTATCTGTACAGTTGTTTGCTCATCGCCCATTTGTTTTGCTTGTTTGCGCTGGACTGATAACTCTGGAACTGGAGTTGGTTTAATGCCCCAATTCTTATCATCGGTTGGAAACAACATGTCCACCAAACGAGCTTCTGCTGCATTAACACTGCGTCGCGTCATGTTTGCGAATACCATTGATTTGGTAGGGTCGGCTTTTAATGCTGATTCAGTCGTCGGGGCATATTGACCTTCATGCTGCCGTAAGTCTGCAAGCCAGCGTGTTTCAAGCACACTACGTTTAGCTACGGCTTCGTTTGCTAGTCGCCCAATTCTTGAGGCGAATATCTGGACACGTTCTTCACGTTCAATCTTGGCTTGTTCATCATCTACATTGGCACTGCGTTTGTTTTCCATAGTTACCCCTATTTATATTCCAATTATTCTGTCTGCTGGACGATATGCTTCTACGTCTGCTTGTATGTCATTGTTATAATCCACTGCAAACGTCAAAGCCAAAGCATCGGCAATGTCGGGTGAGCGAAGCCCTCGCTTCTTCATATCGTCTTTACTCTCAAGTTTTAAGCGTCCATTACTATCGAAGCTATAACGAATGCCAGCTAAGTCGCTCAATAAATCATCACGGTTTGGTAACATACACGGTGTTTCATCCAGCCAAAGCTTAATCAACGCCCACATTTCAGCACGCTTATTAAAGTACCGGTCGCTTTGGGATGCTTTGCCGCCGAAGTCCACGCCGTTTACTTGCTCAAAACCAAGCTCTAGCAACCTATCATACACACCTACGCCCATACCGCCCTTATCAATATTTACGCATACTGGCTTATATTGCTTAATCAGACGCACCACAACGCCACAGAGCGTCATTAAGTCGATGTTTGCATAGGTTATAATGCGTATGATATAACGACCCTGACGCACTAGGATTGCAGCCCTATCATCACCAAAACGCGCAGGGTCAACACCGATTGATATGCGTCCATAACCTTTTTTCAGCGTGGACTTCATAGCTGTATGCACAAGATGTTCGGGGATTAAGTTGCGGTCATCAGTTTTACTGAATGCTTCAAGTACTGTGCATGGATATTCTTGATTGAATGCCAATGCACCATCCTTTCCGTTTGCCCCAAGCTCACTAATCTTTGACCGCCTAAACATCATCTGTTGGTCATCTAACTCATGCAGGTCTTTAATATGTTTTTCTTTTTGAGTGAGTGTAAAATCATTATCAACATCTTTTCGGTATTCAGTCTGCCAGAACCAAGGTATAAAGATAAGCTGATACTCGCCTTCACCCCTTAGTGCCGCTTGCGTCTGATTGTAAAACCACCCACTTGACCCATTGGCTGTTGATTCGATTATTATTTCAGTATCGTCTTCATCAGACACAGCTTGTAGGATTCCCTTTGCATGTTCATCGGCGTGTTGCCAAAATCCAACTTCGCTTCCATGAAGCAACTGGATTGTTTCAGAGCGTCCAACGCCCTTGTTTCCTGCTGTTCCAACTTTGTATGATGCGTTGCGGCGAGTGAATACCAACTCATTTGCTGAATCGGTTCCAATTTCAGACTTCAGAAACGGTGGAAGCTTCTCGATATAAAGCTTCGCCATATTGAATAGGTTTTTTGTCGCAGCCGCTTCATGCGTAATAATAAAACAACGCTTTCCATTAGAAAACATTGTACGCCACAAGAACCGTGCTTCAATCAGTGTTGATGCGCCCTGTTGTCGCCCTTTAAGAATAATAGCACGGACTTTACCCGTCTTTTTACGCTGTTCTTCCAGCTTGTTATGAATATATAGCTGGGCTTCATTAAGCTTTAGTTGTTCAATCTTTCCACTTTTTGTGCGTATCTTTAATGCTTTTGAAAACGCGACGAAAGAGTCCATGCACTTTTGTACGCATATTTCTATACGTTCATTGCTCATTCGTTGCTTTCTTCAATATCATCAAGAATGTCATCAAAGCTTTTCTCAACTGTAATTGTTTGTTTATCAGTTAACATACCATGGAGTTTAGCTGCCATCTCGATTGCTTTGTTGAATGATGTATCACTTACGAACTCTTGCACGCCGC